CTCGATCCCCAGATCATTGTCGAGCAGCCGAACCATGCCAGGGACCGCCTCGAGGTAAATAAACGCCTCGGTGGTCTCATCCCAGACATAAACGATCGCCTCCCGATAATCGGGCTGAAGGCTGCTGGTGTATTGCGCTTTGAAAAACGGCACGTTCCGTTCGAAGCTCAGGCCCCAGCCATGTCGGATGTGGGCCTGTGTGTCGGCATTCAATTCGCCCGCGGTGCTGATGGCGGGATTGGCATTGTGCTGCTCGCCCCCGGCGCCGTCGCCGGCCATGAAATCCCAGTCGCTGGGGACGCGCAGGACGCGAAAGACGGCGCGGAGCTCATCGGTCTGGCGCTTGGCATCCTTTTCCTCGGGGGTGGCGCCGGTGACATCGTGATAGGCCGTCTCATCGGCGGCGCTCCAGCCGCGCTCCAGCGTGTTGTCGGCAATGCTGAAGGTGGCACAGACCAGCAGGTGCTCGCCGCGGGCGACGATGCGCCCATAGCTGCCGCGATCGTCATCGATCAGCCCGGCGGCCGGGACATCGAGCCGATCGGTCAGGTCCATGCTGACGATCTCCGCATTGGCGGGGAGCGTCTGATCATCCAGGGTCTGATCCGTCGCGGCGGTGGAGAAGATGTGCACATGGACGGTTTCATCGCCGGTGTCATCCATCGGGATGGGAACGCGCAGGCACCAGCCGAACCCCTGGCGCGGGTTGATCAGATGATCCAGTGCCTGCTTGAGGGTGAGACCCTGCAGATCCATCTTGGGCAGCAGGATGTCATCCAGCGCGGCATACTGGCCCGCCAGATCGAGGAGCATGTTGTCGGGGGCGAAAAAGCCGATCAGATATTTCACGGCGTTCAGGACCGACCAGTCGGATCCGCCATCGATGGAGCCGTCAAAGACATGGGCGGTGCCGCCCCCGTCGATGGCCAGCTCGGCGTTGGAGCGGTTCCCCACCTTGGAGAAGGCCCAGGTGATCCGGTCATTGAAGCTCAGCATCCGGCTGACGAAGACGGGCGTATCCACCCCGCTGACCGGCTCGCGGACGTAGCTGCCGCGGATTGATTGCAGGTCGAGGAAATGCTCCAGCCCATAGGCGCTGAAGCGCTGATCGACGGGGGCCTCGTTCTCATCATTGGGGCCCGGACCATGGTGCACCAGGCTGGCGCCCTGAATGATGCCGGTCCATTGCAGCTTGATGGTCGGGGTATCGGATTCGAGTGTGGCGGGATCCAGCACCTCAATCCGCACGAACCAGCCGGAGAGATTGAGCGGTGGGTAATTCTGCTTGGTGGGTTGATCCTCCCGCTTGATGTAGCCGGCGTGGTAGATCAGGCTCGCGGAGGGGACCGCGGGCGCGGCGGTGTCGATGAATTCCAGACAATGCAGATAATCGATCACCTGCCAGGGGGAGTCCCAGCTGGGCGCGACCTTCACGCGCTGCGGAAACGGCCAGGCGGTTTTTTGTCCGGGGGTGAGGGGCATGGATTCAATTCAAATCGACACGAAGGAACGAAGGGGACGAAGGAACACGAAGTAAAAAATGGATTGCTTCGTGCTTCTTTGTAATCTTCGTGCCTTCGTGTCGAGTGCTGATTTATGGATTGTCAGAGCCGAAGCCGAACGGGGGATCGGGGACGCCGGATTGGAGGGTGAACTGCACGGTCAGCAGGGCGCCGGCATCAGAGCTGACGCCGCCGGCGGCGTTCAGCAGCGGGCGCATGCTCAGCACCTGCACGTCATGGCAGATGTATCCATCCGCCTGGACGCCGAAGTCATCGATGACGCTGAGGATCTGCCCCTGGAGAAACGCCAGATCCTGCCGGAGCACGTCACCGGCCGCCAGATCGTCGGCGTCGACCGTGCCGATCATCTGGAATAGGCGGCCGGTGCGGGCCAGCTCGCGGACGGCGCTGCCGCTGACTCCCCGGCGGGAGATGTCCTCCAGCTGCAGCTGCGGGGAATGCAATTGCCCCTTCAGGGTGATGAAGGGGTATTGCGTTCTCGATTCGTCGATGAGGATGCTGTGGGGGGAAGCCATACTGGGGAGAGCTGCGAGTTGCTGGTTGTTAGTTGCTCAGCGCCTCGAATTCCAGATTGACCGGGGCGGTGTGGGCCTTGGCGTAATAGGTGACGCCGGGGGAGAGGCGGATGGGGTATCCCTCGCCTGGGTTGAATCGGTTGGTGGGATAGAACGTCGCGGACACCACCACGCCGATCTCCACATAGTTGGTGGCGTCGAGATTCTGGATCCAGGCCCAGCCGAGGGTGGCGACGTCGGAACCGATGGCGATCGCCTCCTGGGTGGTGCCGATGACCTGCACGCCCGGCCCGCCGCGGATGCCGGTGGCCTGGTCGGCCTTGAAGTTGGCGCCCCGGGCGAATTTGAGATTGCCATTGGCGAGCTGGAGGGAGGTCTGGACGGTGATTTCATTGGCCATGGAAACTCCTATGCATTCTATTATTGCGGTCCGGTGAATCCGCCGGGGTTGCGCAACATGACGCGGGGTCGCTTGGGCATTTTCTGCGCGGCGGAGATCAGCAGATGCCCGGCGGCCTCGATCTGATCGCCGGCCTCGTCGTTGGAACTGGGCTGCGTGGTTGCGCCGCGGATCGGAGCGCGAATCTGCGCGGTGTCGATGGCCGCGGCCTGGCCGATGTTAATGAAATCGCGACCAGCCGGGCCGGTCGGATCCAGGATGCCCAGATTCGCCATGATGGTGTAAGATTGCCGACCGAACGCGCCGCGAAATCCCTGCTGCTCGGGAGCGTTGTAAAAGGCATTGATACCCTGCCGCATCATTTCCAGATCATGGGCCTGATTCTGAAGTGCTTCCGGCGCATTCAATCGCTGCAATTCAGCCCCCTGCCCGGCACGGCGTTCCTGGCGCATCCTGGCGATCTGCGGCGTCGCCTCCATGGTGCGGGTCAGCTGTTCGGTCGGCTCCCCGGTCATATATTTCTCCGCGCCCGCCTGGCCGGCGGCGAAGAGCTCGGGATGTTGGGCGGCGAAGGCAATCGCGCCCGAGATGCGCGGGCCCACCTCGCGGGTGATCTGGGCCATGGCCGCCGGGTTGGTCTGCTGGAGCGTGTTGAGCTGTTGAAGGTATCCCTGGACGCTGCTGTCGGGCTTGAGTAGCCCCTGCTGGAGCAGCTCAGGAATCTTGGTCAGGGACATCAGCAGCCCCTGCGCGGTGCGCGATGGATCGCCCCCGGCATGGCCGGCGATGCCCATGATGCCGCCGATGTCACCCGGGCCCAGGCCGATCGCGGGGGCCATTTGCAGCGCTTTCTGCAGCGCCCCCTCCTGCTGATCGACGGGAAGCCCGCCCATGTCGCGCATGGCCTGCACCAGACCCAGCGCCTGCTTTTCGGTCATCTTGTTGAAGGCGTTCCGCAGGTCCTGGGTGATGTTCAGGACCGCCTCGGGCTTTTCGCCGGTATTCTCGGCGAAGCTGAGGATCGATCGCACCTGCTGATCGATGGTGGTCTTGTCCGTCCCGGCCGCGGCGCGGACGCCGGCCAGATAGCGGAGCTGATTGACCTGATTGACGTCGAAGCCCGTCCCCTGGGAGATGCTCGCGGATTGCTGCATGAACGCCGCGGCCCCGCCGGGGGCGTTGAGATAGAGCGGCAGGCTCAGGGCGCGCTGCCCGCCCCCCTCGTAGAACTTGTTGCGCGCCTCATTCAGCTTGAGCATCTGCTCAACCATGTCCTCCAGGATTTTCTTGATGCCTTCAAAGCTCAGGAACTGAAGCACCAGATTCTGGATCCCGCTGGCGAATTCGCGGGTGATCTCCGCCCCCTTCTCCAGGACGGCGTTATGTTCGCGCCCATGGCGCGCGGCGTCGCGCGACCCATCGCCGGTTTTCTTTTGCGCGTCGACCACGCGCAAAAAAGCATCCACCGCCTTGGCGGACTCGGCATCGACAACGAATTTGACTTGGCCGGGCATGGTAATTTACTACAGAAATTCCTGCTGCATCAGGGTCAGGTCCCCGAAGGTGGGGACATAATCGGGGAGCTTTCCCTCGCGCCAGAGTCGGTGGATGAGCCAGCGGCGTCCGATGCTTTTTTTTGATGTTCCAGGGCGATCTGCATGACCGCGCTGAGGTCGATCATCGCCTGGAGAATCTCCCAGATGTTTTGGGTGGTGAGCAGCCGCAGGAGGGAGGCCTCGAGGATCCCGAGGCGGTAATTAACGCCCAGCGCCGCGGCGGCGATCCGCGTCGCCTCCTTGAGATTGAATTCGATTTGGCCGGCTTGGGATTTCTGGAAGGCCGCCCAGATCGTCTCGGCATCCCCGCAGAGGGAGATGAATTCCGGCAGCTCCTCGAGGGTCCAGCTCTCCCCGTCCTCACCCAGCACCAGCGCCTTGGGCAGGCTGGAGCCCCGCGCGATGGAGAGACAGATGGGGATGGTCCAATCGTTCCCATCGGCCAGGCGGATGGGAATCCCGCTGATGAATCGAGCCCGGATGAGCTGCTCGGGCGCCGGCCGGCCCGGGTTCGTGAGCCCGACCCAGAATTTCCCATCGGCTCGTTTGCGCCAGGTTTGATCCTGCGGCGCATAGCGGAGCGGGGAGCCCTCTGCCGCCGCGCCGGGCGCCGGCTCGATCAGGCAGAGAAGCCCAGGAGCAGCGCCCGGACCGGATTGGATCCGCAGGCTGTTTACCGCCGGCGGATCGTTCAGGGCATATCCGAGCCCGACGCTTTTCAATAGCGCGGCGTCGGCGATGCCCTTGTCGGTCGGGATGAAGTAGAGAAACATGACGGGCGGAAGCTCCAAAAGACAAGCTCACAAGCTCCAAAGGGGAGCGGCTCTCCTACTTGGGATTTGGAGCTTGATCCGTCTTTGGAGCTTGCGCTGAATCCGCCGGCCGGTTCAGCGTCAGGTGTCCGTTTGCGATGCCGCGGACGATGCAGTCCAGGTCATGATCGGTCTCGATGGTGACCGGCGATTCGCCGCCCTTGATCACCTTGCCGGCGAGATTCAGCTCGCGGGTGGCGTAAAACTTGTGACGCATGGGAACTCCTGTGAAGACGTGAAACATGAAACGTGAAAGATGAGCACCGATCGGGCGCATTCATGTCTTCATGTTTTCATGTTTCATCGATGATTAGCTGATGGCCGAGCCGGTGCTGACGGCCACGGTGCTGTTGGTCCCATCGAAGGTCGGCACGATGTTCCATTCCCCCGTTAGCGGGCGGTTATTGGGGCCTCGCGCGCCGCGAGGGAGGAGCATCCCCTCGGTGCCGGAGAATTTGATATGTGACGCGGTCACCTCGGCCACCCGCACGCCTCCCTCGGCGATCTTGCGGAAGAAACTCTTGAAGGTGGTCAGCGCCAGCCCATTGAGGCCGAAGGTGCTCAGGGCGCTGATGTCCAGCCCATTGATGGCGCAGGTCATCTGCCGGGTGCTGACGCCGCAGAAGGTGGGATAGGCGTGTCCCTCGGCCCCCAGCACCTCCATGTTCGGGTTGAAGGTCCAGTCCACGCTCTGCACGGCCGAGAGGGAGGTGTTGTTGATGCTCACCGGACCGAGGGTGAAGAGTTCGCTGGTTCCCAGCACGGTGGGGAGCGCCACGCCCGTGCTGATGCTGATCGGCGCGGTCAGCCCGTCGGAGCTGATGGCATACAGATCATAGGTGAGCCGGGCCGGCTGCCCCTGGCTGGCGGCGAGCCGGCGCGGGAAGACCATCCCCAGCGCCAGGGTCAGCTTGATGTGGGAGCTCCCCGAGGCGACCAGCCCGCCCTGGGCGATCTTGGAGAAATACATATCGGTGTTGGCGGCGATGGCGTAGCCGTCCAGCCCGACGTAGCCGAGCATGGTGGCCAGGGCGCTGCTGCTGAAGGTGGCCATCGGCTTGGCCTCGCCGACGGCGGCGAATTCCAGATCGATGCCGGCGGTGCCGCGCTCCAGCAGCTCGGAGATCCCGGGCCGATAATCGGTGTCCTGAATCTGCGGCACCTGGCCGGCAGCCAGCACGATGGCGGAGAGTTTATAGATGTTGCCAACGGACATGATGACCTCGGTTCAAATTTGAATCGTCAGAGGGAAAGGACCTCGTATTCGCGCCGCACGGGCATCGTGTCGAGAAAATCGAGCATGGCCTCGCGATGTGCTTTGCCCATCTCGGTCACTTCGTCAATCGTCACGCGCACAAGCTCATCCGCCTTGTCGATGGGGGTGCGCCCGCCGCCCAGATCCGTGCGGTATTGATAAAAATAGCGCGGGAGAAAAGGGAACGTGCCCGTGCCGCGCTTCGGGGTCGCGGTGATCTTGATGTTACCCGGCGCAGTCGCGCTCTCCGATCGACCGGTCCGCACCAGGGGCAGGGTTCCAAACCCCTGCCGCTTTTTGATCCAGTAATAATGCGGATTGCGGATCATGCGGAACTTGCGGCGCCCGAGGGTCCGCTCATCCTTGCTCGCCACGTCGCGCGGGATCCATTCCGGCTCATCCTGCCCCAGGCGATGCTGGTAGGCATAGCGGGTGAAGGCCTGCTCGGTGAAATGGAGCGGCGTGAAATGGACGTTCCAATATTCGACGGCCGCTGAGTTGCCGGCGCGCAGGGCATTGTTGAACTGCTGCGCCGTGTATTGCGGCGAGTTCACATAGGTGATGGTGGTGCGGAGATTCACGCAGATTCACGGGATATACGGCCCCGTCTCGATCAGGAGCGTGCAGGTCCAGAGGTCCCCGATGCCGGCCTTGTCCTCGCGCGGGCTGCGCCGGGGCGGGGCGAACAGCGTCGGCTGCTGGATGGAGAGATAATCGCCCGTCCCCTGCAGGGTCAGCATATCGGTCAGGACCCCCTGCACCTTCTGGGCGAACCAGAGGAACGGCTCGCTATTCTGCGCTTTCATTTCGTCGGGCGTGTCGGCCTCGAAAGTGACGAAGACCTTCGCCGTCACCACGAACTGGCCCAGGGCCAGCTGCTCGCCGCTCATCGGCTCGCCGCCGGTCCCCTGCCGGCCGGTGAACCAATCAACGATGCAGAAGGGACGCTGGATCTCCAGCTCATCCTTGGTGTAGGCCTCGCCCGCCGCGGGTGGCGGGAGCATCAGAAATGTATGCGTCCGCGCATCCGTGGCATTCGCCGTGGCGGTCCAGGTCTGCCAGTTGCTGCTGGCGGCCACCAGGCTGCGCAGATTCTCCAAGGGACCGACGATGAGACCGGTATCGGCGGGCATGATCGTGACAGGGTGACAGGGTGAGGGGGTGACAAGGTGACAGAAAGACGCCTGCGCGTCACCCGGTCACCTTGTCACCCGGTCAGCTTGTCATCTTGTCATCCTCCCCGCCGGATCGGCGCGGAGCGGCCTTCTCAGCTCGAGGACGGCCCAGCCGGTGATGTTGCTGAAGCTGCTTTCGCTGAAAACGACCCAGTCATCCCCGTCGATGGTGTAGATGCCGCCGCGGATGCGCTCGGAGGGCCCGCCCTCGGCGGTGGCGATCGGGACCTGAATGAACCGTCGCTGCGTCTTGATCTGCTGCTGGTTGCTGTCATCGACGAAATTTCCCTCGACCTCCCCCGGGATGCCGGTGACGGTTTCGGGATCCGCGTCCGGGTCGGCCGGCTGAAACGAATAGGAGGCCCCGTGCTGCGCGAGCAGCTCGGAGCGGCCGATGTCAGAGAAGGATTGGAAGGCGGACATGGGAGGGATGACAAGGTGACAGGGTGACAAGGTGAAGGCGACTTCCATGGTCACCTTGTCACCTTGTCACCCCCTCACCTTGTCAGACTTACGAGCTGACGCCGGTCAGGAGGTGACCACACTCCTTGTTGATCACCTTCTCGCCCGTGCGATGGCGCACCCGGATGATGCTGGAACGCCGCTTTTCCTCGCGGTATTCCTCGACGACCCCCTCGGGGGTGCCGCCGGTGCCGGTGAAGTTGAAGGTGCGGGCCAGGGCCGGCTCGCGCAGATCATCGCTGGTGGCGACCTTGGCGACCATGACCGAGCCCTTGGGCCAGATGGCCGCCAGGCTCGCCGACTGGCCGCTGTTGGCGCTGTTGTAGACGGCGTTGCCCACCAGCACCTGCGAGACATCCCACACCTCGGCCAGCATCTGGGTGGTGATGTTCTTCGGGTCATCGCGGCCCGAATACTTGATGCGGTCCACGATCTGGGCGCACTCGCGCACGTCCCGGAAATCCTGCCAGGTGAGGATGACCGAATTCGGCACGATGCCGAAGTTGAGATAGACCTTCTTGCTGGCCCCCAGCACGTCGTCGATCGGCGTGGCGGTGGCATGCGTGGTCCAGGGGGTGCTGACGCCGGTGGTCAGGCTGGAGCCGGTCCAGGTGGTGGTGTTGATCACCAGGGTCTTGACCCGCACCTCGTAATTGCGGGCGATGATGTCCCGCGCCCGCTTGGCGCTGATGAGCTCGGCGTCGATGGTGTAGGCGTAAATCGCCTGCTCCTCATCGTCGACCGGCTCCTCCCAGCCGTTCTCGGTGGTGACGTAGTTGTCCTGGGTGAAGGTGGACTGCCCGCGCGAGTAGCCGGCGCCGGGGGCGCGGGCCGTGTTCGGGCTCGGCTCCAGGAGCTGCTCGATTTTCACGCGCGAGAAGTTGGCCGTCGCCAGGGCGACGTCGATGACCGGGGCGACCTTGGCCCCGATGAAGCCGGCACGGGAGGCCTCCAGGTCGAATTCCTCGAGGGCCAGCCCGAGATCGGGCCGTTGAATTGCACTACTGGGTTGCATGATCAGGTTCCTTCCGGACCCGGGGGCCCGGAGTGGTCACCTGTCGCAGAGGCGGTGTTTACCCGCCAGGTGGAGGCTGTCGCGGATGAAGATTAAAAAGGGGCGTGAACCGTCGCGACAACGATTCGGGCTGTACGGGCCCTGCCCCAGGATAAAATTTCTGATGATCAGAGAGGCCCACGGCTGAGCCGTGGGCTTATGCGGCGAGCCGCTCCACCGACAGTAGATCGAGCCGGCAGCTGTTGGAGGTGCTGGCGACCGACCAGGTGGCCGTCACGGTGATCGCCTGGGTGGCGGTCGTGTCGATCGCGGTGGAGTTGAGCATGCGCGCCGTGGCGGTGGTCTTGATCGTCGCCACGCCGTTGCCGATGACCGTTCCCGAGGCCCCGCTGGTGCGGATGGTCAGTTCGGCATCGATGAAGAAGCAATCATTGTCGGCCACATCCACCGCGGCGGTGGCGAAGACCGTGGTGCTGCCAATTTTGAGGGTGATGGCCAGCGTGTCGGTGGAGTTGGTGGCCGTGGCGATCCCGCCCAGCCGGATGCGCAGGCGGTCGCCCGCCTGGAGCATGTTGGCGAGGATGGTGTAGCTCACATCGAATGCGGTGGCAGCCGTGGTGTTGGTCACCGCCGAGCTGGCTGCCACGTTGGTGTAGAGCTTCTGATGCGGATCCTCGGTGCGGAGGACCTCGATCTCATCCCCGTCGGCGGTGGCCGCCGTCAGGGCGATGCCCACGTAGACGGAGCCGGACTGCTGCACCTTGCCGTTGTCATCGGCATAGATGCGGGTGTTGGCGGCGATGGCGCCGGACGCCACGCAGATCATGGTGCGGTTGTCGCACTGGAGCTGCACGGCGGCGTAGGCGTCGCCCGATTGGCAGGATCGATCGAGAGTGCCATAGCCACGCTGATCCTTGGTGGCATAGGCCAGCACGCCGCTGGCGATCGCGACGCGACGATATTGAGCAAGCGCGGAGCTGTTGGGAAAAGCCCGCGGAGAGACAACGCGATTCATAGTAAACCTCCAAAGCCCGGGCGCGGATTGGGCCCGGTTGGAACGAGAAAGAAATCAGAATTCAGGAATGGGAAGCGCTCAGGCGAGCTCGGCCACGCCGATGCGGCCGACGTGATCCTTGGCCGCCTGGAACTTTCGCCCCGGGTTGGCCTCGCTCACGACTTCGGCCTGCAGCTCGGGGTTCTCCTTGGCGATCTTGCTGACCGCCTTGGCGCGGGGCATCCCCTTGGCCACCTGGGCCTGCACCAGGGCGGCGAAACGCTCATTGGCGCTCCCCTCCTCAGCGCCGGCATCGGCGGCATTGCCCGATCGGTTGACCGGCGGGCTGGCGATGGGACGCAACCCCGGCGAAGCGCCGGCGGCGGTCTTTCCCGTCTTCTCCAGCTCGGCGTTCTTGGCGGTCAGGGCCGCGTTCTCCTTGCCGAGCACGTCGGCGAAGGCCCCCTTGGCCTCGACCAGGGTGAGGCACCCCTTGGCGCATTCCAGCGCGAAGGCCGGATGATTGGGGAAGCTGGTCTGCAGCTCCTCAATGGTGGCGGCCTTGGGGCCGCTGTCTGCGGACGTCGCCGGATTCGTGGCGGGCGCCGCGGGATTGGGTTGAGCCTGGTTATTCATACCAGTCTCCTTTCGTGAATTGGCCTCAGCGCCCGTGGCGGCGTCGGACGCACGCGCGCCCCCGCCCGCCGCCGCTGCCTCGGCCGTTGGTGTTTGAATGGTTGATTGAATGGGATCCCCCGCCTGCGGTTGTTCGGTTCGTGGTTGTTCGGTTTCCTGTCGTCGTGCACCGACCGGCTGCTGCTGACTATTCGGTGGATTGACCTCGGCCCGGGCGCGGGCATAAAGCGCGTCCAGCGATTCGACGCGATCGATCAGCCCCAGTTTCTTCGCCTTGCCGGCGATCCAGATGCCCCCGTCGGCCACCGCCTCCACCTGCGGGCGGGTCATCTTGCGACCCTTTTCCACGGCGGCCAGGAACCCCTCGTTCAGATCGTCGATCTCCTCCTGCCAGCGCGCCAGCTGATCGGCGGTGATTTCGCTCCCCGGCGTGCCGGCCCCCTTCATCGGCGCGGGCTTGCCTCCCACCTGACCGCGCAGGAGATGCACGCGCACGCCCTGCATGGCCGCCGCGGCGGATTGGTCATAGACCACGCCGACGGTGCCGATCGAACCCACCTCGGCGTTTCCGTTGGCGCTGATCGATCGGGTCTGCACCGCCTGGAGATAGGCCGCCGATGCGCCCAGGTCCTCAATAAAGGCGTAACAGGGCTTGGCGCCCGACAGCATGGAGATGTCCGAAGCAAGGTCATAGGCGCCCGCCACCGTGCCGCCGGGGGAATCGATTCGCAGCAGGACGCATTTGACGCGCTCATCCGATGTCATCCGCCGGATGGTCTGCCGCATCATGACCGTGCTGGTGGTGTCCCCCGAGGCCTCGTGCTTCATCATCTTGCCGGAAATGTCCGCCATGGCCACGCCATCGAGGATTTCGTAGTCATACCCATGATTGACCTCGACCGTCTCCCGGTTGGTGGCGCTGAAGCTGCCGGACCATTTGCTGCTCGCCGGCGGCTGGCGGCGCGGCGGCTCGTCATCCTCCATCTGTCGCACCTGCACCTGCTGAAGGTGCATGGAGAGATTGAGGCTCTGCACGAAGCGCAGCAGCTTCGCCCCGCGCTCGGGTTCCATGAACCAGTAGCCGAACCACTGGCTCAGGTAGGGAATCTGCATCGACTGATCGAATTGCATGCGATTACTCATGAGGGTTCCAGTGGGAGAGGAGAGATTTAACCCTCCTGATATTTTCGCTTAGAGCGTCGCGGCGAGTGTCCGCAGCATCCAGCCGAATAGATCCTGCTGGCGGTTCAGTTGCACGCGCTCGGCATCGGCAGCGCTATAGAGCCGCGCCAGCATTTCCGACTCTGCGGCGCTGAGACGGAACTCGCCCGTCATGATGCGCAAACCCGTCGGGATATTTCCCGCGGCGTTGTTCGCCGCCAAGCGCTTGAAAACGCGATCATGCTCTGGCGCGGAGGTTTCATCCGTCGCCGGCAGCTCGGCCGCTGATTCGATCGGGAGATCAGTCGGTGGCTGCTCATCCGTGCTCGGCTGCTCGGGTGTCAGTTCGGTGACAGTCAGTTCGGGAGTGGGCTCGGCCGCCGCCGCAGCTTCCGCCGCCGCGCCGTCCAGGATGGGCGGCGTTGTCATCTCGCCCGCTGGCGGATTCGTCTCGGCAGCCGGCGGAGTCGTTTCACCATTCGCGGCATTCGTCTCAGGATTGGCGTCATTCGTTTCAGTCATGATTCACCTCAATTAAAAGTCCAGGCGTTCAGCAACGTTCATTCCACCCAGTTCGGGAACTCGCTCCGCCCGCAATGGAGGGCGCGAATCTTACCCGTCGCGCCGAAGGGGATTTTGCGCTTGGCCAGCCAGCGGCTCATCATCCAATCCTCAGAGATGCAGCGGGCTTCGAAAATGCCCTGCTCGTTCTGGACGATGTCATCATGAATCTGAAAATGAAACTCCCGCGTCCAGGGTCGGCGCAGGTCGATGATCAATAGCCCGCTATTGATCAGCAGCCGCGGCTCGGCCAGGCTGGTCAGGGTCTGCCCCGTCAGGTCCTCGATCCGCAGCTGTTTCGGAACCGGCTGATCGTCGATGGCCGTGCTGGTCAGTCCCGACCGGTTCCGCAGGGGCATATGGACCGCCAGGGCATCCAGCTTCTGGGCCATCAGCTCCTGCATCAGGTCGCGCGCCCAGTGTTCCCCCTGCGGCACGATGTCATCGTGGAGCAGGATGAAATGGGTCACCCCCTGCGCCGTCATGTTCAGCGCGTCGGCCAGCAGGCAATTGAAGTTCATCGCCAGCAGGGACATCGACTGCACCCGCACGCAGTTTCCCGGAAAGTCGCGGGCAAAGTGGAGCAGGGCCAGCCGCTGCCGCGATTCCAGCATCCCCGCGTGGGTGGGGATTCCGACATAGGGGAATAGATTCATGGTTTTTCTCTCAGCCGCGCGGGTCCAGCGGATCGCGCGGCGGGTCGTTGATCTGATCGACGCCCTGCAGCAGCAGCAGCTCCGCCGCCTGCCGGCAGGCGACGCGGGATGGATAGAGAATGCTATGGGCCAAGAGGCGCTGCTGAGCGTCGATGAGCACCCATCGCCAGGTTTGCGGGCCGGATTTCTCCAGATCGATCGTCATCAAGCGCCGATTCGCTCCGGCTAACCGCTGTGGGATGCTGCGGTTACGCCATCTCCAGAATCGAGGGTTTTCCTCGGTAAAACACGATATTTAGCTTGCCCCGCCGTGATCCGCTGTCTATATTGTATTACATGATGTATGACATAAACAGCAACACGAACAACGCAAGAGCAAAGGAGATCAACTGATCATGGCAACGACCACCACCATTTACGGGCAGCTGGCTTATGAGGGCTTCGCTCGCGCCATCGGCTCCAAGCTGGGGCTGAATGTCAAAGTCGCCAGCGGCAGCAATGCCTGCATCAACGCCAAGGGCGTTATCACGCTCCCCGGCATGAGCACCTACCAGACCGCCCAGCAGTTCACTGTGACCTGCGGCGTGCTGATTCATGAGATGGCCCACCAGTTCTACAAGTCGCATGACCTGATCGATCCGAAGCGCGACAAGCTGGAGCATGACTGCCTCAACGCGGTGCTGGATGTCGCCGATGAAACATGGATTGGCGAATGGTTCACCCGCAACGGGAACATCCGCCCCGCCGACCTGCTTGAAATCATCAACAATGACGCGATCAACCAAAACTTCGCCCAATATTGCGACTGGCAGAATCCCGCTTCCCATGCTTGGAAAATTCTCTGCATCGGGATTTTCAGCGCCCGCGTCCCCACCGGCTATAACCGCCGAAGCATCTACCGGCTCCGGCGCTATGCCGATCAGCAGGCCAGCCAAGCTGGAGTCGACGCCAAGGCCTGCTGGCGACTGATCAAGCGGGCGATCCGGCAAGATCAAGAGGACCCGACCCCGACCGCCAGCCGCTTCCCGAAGCTGCTCAAGCTGGCGAAGAAAATCGCCGCGATCCTGCAGCCGTTCGCCGCCGCGCACAACGCGGGAGGCCCATCACTGGACGGAGGCGGGACCGGCCCCCTCGATAAGGCGCTGGGTGCGGGCAGCAAGAAAATGCCCAAGGGGGCCACTGAAGCGACCGCGATCGATGGAGCGGAGGCCGCTGAGAACGCGATAGGGGGAACCGGCGCAGGCTCCGGCGGGAACTGTGGCTATGAACGCAACGCGAGCTCCGCGACGTTCGACCTGATCCGCCCCGCCGTGCAGCGCGTGGCCCAGCGGATCGCCACCGATGGGGATGGAGCTCTACTGATCGACGGATTGAATAACGGCTCCTCGCTCGGGCAGGCCCATCGATTTCTGACCGACGGACAGTGCCTTGCCCGCTGGAACATTTCCGACAACGCCGAGGGGGTTTCCGTCGCCGTGCTGCTCGATTGCTCCAGTTCGATGGATCATCAGCTGGCTGATTGTGCGGGGCTCGCCAAGGCGTTCGTGCTCAGCATGAAAGAGGCCGGGGCCGCCAAGGCGCTGACGTTCAGCGACACCGTGGAGGACTCCGACGATTTCAGCCATGTCACCGTGCAGGGCGGCACCTCCACCGAGCTCGGGATTCGCAAGGCGACCAACTGGCTCGCCCCGCGCCCCGGCAAAAAATGGATCGTCGTGATCACCGACGGGGCCCCCAATGACGCGATCGCGACCGATGATGCCTGCACCGAGGCGAGCGCCAAGGGGATCAAAATCCTAGCCGTGGGGCTCAACTGCCAGATCAAGATGGCGGGAGCAACCGCCGTTACCGCCAGCGATGCCAATCACCTCGCGATCGAATTGGACGCGGCGGCGCACCTGATCGAATCAAACTAACCCAAACCGGCGCAGCAGCGCCCAAGGAGAAGCCATGAGCGTCGAAACTCTCAGTAACCTGCCGCAAGCCGCCCTGCATTATCAGGATGGCCGCAGCGACAAGGTATACCAGATCGCGGTCGAACCCGCAGGCCCGGCCGGCTATGCCGTCAACTTCGCTTTCGGGCGGCGCGGCGGCGCGCTGCAGACGGGCAGCAAAACGCCCGCGCCGGTGCCGCTCCCCGAGGCGATGCGAATCTATAACCGCATCATCACCGAGAAGCGCGCCAAGGGATATGCCGACGCCGCGGGCGGCGCGTTTCAGCCGCAGCAGAGTGCAGAGCCATCCACCGAGGCGCCTGCCGCCGAACCGGCCGCAGCACCGACCGTCTCCGGCGGGCCGCTTCCGCAGCTGCTCAACCCGATCGATGAGGCGACCGCGCTGGGACTGATCGGCGACAACCGCTGGTGTCTGCAGGAGAAGCATGACGGCAAGCGCGTCCTGCTCACGATCGACATCGGCGCTGGCATGGTGCAAGGGACCAACCGGCGAGGCCTGCCCTGCAGCATCCCGCAGGTGATCGTCGACGCCGCTCGCAAGCTGAGCACCGGCGGCATCATCGACGGCGAACTGGTGGGCGACACATTCTATGCCTTCGACCTGCTCTCCCTTCGAGGGCAATCGATCCGCCAGGTCCGGTATATCGACCGCTACATGCGGCTGCAGACCCTGCTTGGTTCGCACCGGGGTCCCCTCTTCATCAGCGAGACCTATATGGGACAGCTGGGCAAGTCGCAGGCGCTGGCGCGGCTCCGCAAAGCCAAGGCCGAGGGGGTGGTGTTCAAACAGAATGACGCGCCCCATACAGCGGGGCGACCGTCGAAGCTGGGCCCGCAGTTGAAACTGAAATTCACCGCCACGGCCAGCGTGATCGTCGCGGGGATTACTCCCGGCAAGCGATCCATCGAAATGGCCCTGCTTGAAGCAGGCCAGCAGACCGAGGTCGGGCGCTGCACCATCCCGCCGAACGCGACCATCCCCAAGCCCGGTTCGATCGTCGAGGTGCAATACCTCTACGCCTACCCGGGCGGCTCCCTCTTCCAGCCCGTCTATCTCGGCGAGCGCGATGACGTGAGCATCGCCGACTGCAGTATCAGCCAGCTGAAATACAAGGCCGATGCCGAGGAGGAGAGCGAAGCCTGAGCGGGTCCGCTGTCAACCCGCTTTCGCGAGCGAGAGCGGGCTACAGCGCACCGGCCGCATTGCCGGACATTGGAGTTACTCGATGATGACCGAAACGATCGAACGGACCCCGAAACCCTCAAAGGGGCTCGCGCGCGCCCAGCAGTTCCGCAAGCTGGCGCTCGGGCTGGAGGCCACGATCGCCGACAAGCGGCGGCCCATGAGCCAGAATCCCACACCCAAGCGCAACCGCGAATATGGCGAGCGACTGCATGAGGCGGACAATCTTCATCGCCTGCGCCTTGCCCTGCTGGCGCTCGCCGATGGACATGAGCGGGGAACGATTCCCGCCGGCCTGGCGGCGCTGAAATCCAAGGCGGAGATCGCGCCGCTGATCTATAAGGGAACCCTATCGGGCGGATATTACGACTGCATCCCCTGTCCCGACTACCGCGATACCTCCCCGGCGGCCAAGCTGGTGCAGACAATGATTGCCAACGGCCTGGCGTCGATCGAGGCGGGAGCCCGCGAGGCCGAAACCGACCGCCTGGAGCGGGATGCCCTGCTCCGCGGGTATCCGGGATTCTTCCCGACACCGCGCGACATCGCCCGCCGGGTGGCGGAGCTGGCCCTGCTGCAACCCGGCCAGAGGCTCCTGGAGCCGAGCGCCGGAACCGGCCGGCTGGCCGAGGCCGCCCTGGCGGAGGTGCCCGACCTGCGGATCACCCTCCTCGAACGGGTGGACGATCTTCGCCGGATCCTGACCCGCAAGGGTTTCAACACCGACCCTTGCGATGATTTCATGCAATGGAACGGCGCTCTCACCAGCCCATCGATCCTGTTCGATCGGATCGTGATGAATCCGCCCTTTGAAAATGGGCAGGACGCTGAGCATGTCAGCCACGCCTTCCGGATGCTCAAGCCCGGCGGGCGGCTGGTGGCCATTGTCTCGGCCGGCCTCTTCTTCCGCTCCGACCGCCGCGCCGTCGCGTTCCGGCAGCTGCTGGACGAGCATGCCGAGGACCCGCAGGGGATGGAGCTGGGCACCGACGCCTTCCGCGAATCGGGGACCGGGGTCAATTGCCGGATCGTGGTGCTGAATCGCGATTGAAGGGGCGAGGGATTTCCCGCGATTCCCCGGTGATCCCGCAGACCCGATGGCCTAACCACGGCGAGAAACGAGGGTTAGGCCATTTCCAGAAAGCCGCGAAAATCCCGCGAATTCCGGAGATTTGTGTTGCCCCGCCGCGTTCCGTTGTCTATATTGCATTACATGATGTATGACACTAACAGCAACGCGAACACTAACACAAGGAGCCCCGCCATGTCCCGCACGTTGACCAATCAGGACCTGACCGACATCGCCAACCGCCGACTCGCCGGTGAAAAATGGAGCGACATCGTCGCGAGCACCAAGCTGGGTGCACAAGCGATCCGCAACCGCCTTCGCACGGCGGGGCTTCTGAACGCCGCGATGGGTACGCCAAAGACGCCGCGCCGCCGCGCCAAGCAGGGGACGCCCAGCGCCAAGCCCGCGACGGAATCCGCCGCCGAGACGACCGGCGCGGTCGCCTCCATTGTGCAGAGCGAGCCAGCCAATAATTCCTATTTCGTTGCCCCGAGCTGGTACCCGCTTCTCCGCTTCGCGATGGATTTTGAGAAGGGTGCCACCCTGTTCGGGCCGCGAGGGTGCGGCAAGTCCACCACCATCCGCGAGCTCGCTCGCGAAATGAAGCGACCAACCATCACCATGCAGTGTGCCGCCAATATGCAAATCGATTCGCTGATCGGCTGCTGGACCGGCGAAGCGGGCACGCTCAAGTTCATCGACGGGCCGCTGACCACGGCGGGGCGAACCGGCGCGTGGCTGCTCGCTGAGGAATCCAACATGATCCACCCGGGCGTCTGGTCGCTGGTGAATACCCTGACCGACGCGACGGGCGAGGGCCTGCGACTGCCCACGGGCGAAGTGATCCACTTCAGCCCCGAGTTCCGTCTCGTGCTGCTCTATAACGACGGCTATACGGGGACCCGCGAAGTCAACGGGGCCTTGAAGGATCGTCTGATGCCCATCTATTGCGGGTATCTGGAACCCCAGCAGGAGGTCCAGCTGCTCGCGTCGATCACCGGCGCTTCCATGAGCGACTGCAAGCGGATTCAGGACGTCGCCGGAATGATCCGCGCCGCCAAGCTGCGGTTTGACCTGTCTCCGCGATCGCTGATCCGCTGGATCAGGCTGGTGCAGAAGGCCGGGCTCAACTGGGTGCAAGCCTTCACCGTCGCGATCATCGATCTGGTGGGGCCCGTCGAGCTTGCCGGACCGCAGCGGACAGTCCTTGAGGAGATCGCCCGAAACAGCGTGGCTCAGTGGTGAGCGGGTCCGCTGTCAACCCGCTTTCGCGAACGAGCGAGAGCGGGCTACAGCGCACCGGCCGCATTGCCGGACAAGGAACTGCCATGCGACGTAAACGGGAACTTTTCTACTGGGGCGACGGGTCCTACGACCGCGCCAACACCATCGACGGCATCCAGCGATTCTGCACCGACGCGCTGGACGGGGCCAATTGCGGACAAGTGACCGGGCCGGATGGGGCGAAATACAACGTCGCCATCGCCGCGCGGCTCGTCCCGGTGAATCAACCGGTGCGGCCCCCCATCGTGCTGATCGAGGTCGAGGGTGGCTGCGTATCCGAGGTCAGCTCCAGCGAGCCCATCGAGGTGGTGCTGTTCGATTGGGATAATATCAAGGCGGGCGACCCGATGCCCGCGATGCGCGACGCTTGGGAGGCCAGCGATGACGCAGAGGGAAAGGTCAGGCAATATCGCGACGATCAAGCCGAGGACCTTCGCGAGGAACGCAAGGGCGCCGCGAAAGGAGCCCCGCGATGAAATGCGCCGGATGCTCCAACACCGCCAGCGGGCCGGACGGGCTCTGTGACCCCTGCAGCGGCCGGCGGGCCCGGTACTTTGCTTTGCGCGACAAAACGCAATACAATTGCGACGACGAATCGAGGATGCCCATGAGCAAACGCAAACAGGCAACGCAGGCCCCGGCCGCGACGGGGGACAACCCCTTCGCGCCGCGCGAGGCGCGGTCGGTGGTCTTCACCTTCCGCATGACGCCGGGGGAGGATGCCGCCCTGGCCGAACTGGCCGGCAAGGGGGGCGATAAGAGCGAGGTGATCCGCAAGGGGATCGCGCTGCTCTTCGAACAGCAGCGCCAGCAGGGAGGACGCCGATGAAGATCAAGGCGCTATCCATCCGCCAGCCGTGGGCCTCGCTGATCGCCCATGGGCAGAAGACCGTGGAGAAGCGATCAAGGCCGACCCAGTTCCGGGGAGATTTTCTGGTCTGCGTCTCGGGTCGCGATACCCATCCGGATAAGAGCCTGCCACGGGGCGTGGCTCTCTGCATCGTCGAGCTGTTCGATTGCCGGCCCCTGCAGCCGGGCGATTGCAGCGCCGGGGGCGGCATCGCCTACGACCCGACCCAGTTCGCCTGGCTCCTCCGCAATGTGCGACCGCTCAAGACGCCCTTCCCGGTGAAGGGTTCCCTCAGCTGGTTCACCGTCGAGCTCCCCTGAATTACGGCACCGCGGGAAGCGATTCCCAGTCGCGCTCCCGGCTCTCGCGCGCTATAGCCGGGTACAAGTCCAGTTGGCGCAGCAGCTCCGCCAGGGTGGCGACCCGCTGCCCGCGTCCCAGATCCAGATTGGAATAGACCAGCAACTTGCCGGCGTCGACGCCGCGCAGGGCCTCGACCAGCGCCGCCGGCTGGCTGATGCTCCACCAGGCGGCCACGGCGATCGGCTCGCAATGGCGGTTGGCCGCCACCAGGAAATTCTGCAGGCGCCGGCCGGATGGTCCCCCGGCTTCGCAGCTCCAGCGCAGCGAGGGTGCCCCGTCCATGACCGCCATGGCCAGGCCGGAGCCGACCGCGATCAGCAGGCCCCGCGAGGGGCGAGCATAATCGATCAGCTCAACGCCATATCCGCTGGCAAATCGTTCAATCAGCCGGTCGCTCACGCATGCTCCGCGGTGACATCAACGCCCCGATCGGAGTAATAACACTCGATGAGCTGCGCCAGCTCGCGCCGCACCAGCGGATCCGGCTCGGCGTCCAGCAGGCTTTGCAGGACGCCGCGCCCCTCGTGAGCCTTCATGCGGGCGCGGTCAATTCGGGCTTGCCGTTCTCGCGCATCGATCGGGGCAGGTATTCCCATGAGGTCGTGAGCCTTCCGAAACTGGTCTTGACGCGGTGCCCGTAATTGAAGCTGGTCGACGCCGGAGCCAGCGAATGGCGGTGCAGGATCCACCGGTCGGGGCGGGATAGCCGGTAGGCCTTGATCGAGGGAGAGCTGGTGACCGCCCGGTACCGGAGATGCTCGCGCTCCCAGAGGAGCTCGGCCACCTCCTCCACCAGCCGGTTGCCCAGCCCGATCCCCTGGAAATCCGGAAGCACCACGGTGCGATGCCCGCGCCGCCAGCCGACGTGCCCCATGCTGGGGAGGATGCTGAAGAATCCGAACAGCGTCCGCGGGATGGTGGCGCTCTCCAGCGTGGCCAGGAAGACCCGGGCGCTGGGAGAGAGCTCGCCGCTCAGATAGTGAAACGGCTTAAATAGCGGCCAAAACGATTTTGTCCCGCGCCAAAGGCGGACGGTGATCCCGGGGCGTCGCCAAAGCAACCCCCTTGCGGGATCGAGCGCGCTGCTGAGGGTCAATCGGTTGATGGCCGGCTCGTAAACCCAGTCCGGCTCGAGCCAGTCGAGCACGTCCCGGTGACAGCTGACGGCGATGAATTTCTGATTCCGCCGGCGGACGGTTTTGGCCACCGCGGCCGATCCAATTTGCGCGACGGTCCGGTCCACCACCGAGGTGAACTCATCCACCACCGCGAGCTGCGGCAGCTCCGCCAGCGTGCGGGCGAGATTCACCCGGAACTGCTCGCCGTTGCTCAGCACCCGGAACGGTCGCACCCACGCCGGCGGGGAGCTGAAGCCGACGGAGGAGAGGAGGTTGACGATCTCCTTGATCCCCAGCGACTTGGGGAAGGCGTCCAGGATGCTCTTATCGTCGGGCCATTGCCAGCTGCTGACCAGGTTGTCGCCGAACCATTCGCCGGCGATGGTGGACTTGCCGCATCCCGAGGGCCCGACGATGACGCCGACGTTCCATTTCTCGGGGAGTGTCAGGTCCAGCTCCCAGGTCTGACGGGACCGCTTCTCCGGCTCAACGTCAAACATGCCGACCATCTGCTGGACCCGCGGGCTGCGCACCACGGGCACCTCGCGGGTGATCTTCTTTTTGAATTGGATCGCGGGCATGTTGCGCTCAGGCGACCTGCGCCTTGCATTCCAAACCCTCGGTCTGGAATTTCTCCAACAGGCTCAGCTGGTGCTGTTCACTTTCGCATTGGACGATGATCACCCACTGGTCGGCGAGCTCGCGCAGTCGCTCGCTGGGGCGTTTCTTATCGCCGGCAGGGGCGGGCTCGGGGGCCGCGTCGGAGAGCATCTCCTCCACGTCCTTGTCACTGAGGCCCAGGGCATCCAAGTCCATGTCGGTCTCGCGGAGTTCCTCGATCTGGACGGCCAGCTCCTCCTCATCCCAGCCGGCCTGCTCGCCGGTCCGGTTGTCGGCGATGGCGAACGCCTTCAGGGCGGCGCCGCTCAGGTTGCTCGGGATGGCGGCGATGTATTTCCACCCCAGGGCCCGCCCGCCGGCGACGCGGCCGTTGCCGATCTTGACGATTTGATTGTCCGGATCGAAATGAACCAGATGCTGCTGCCCAAACCGCTTCAGAGAGGCCTGTGTGGAGGCGAGATCCTTCTCCCCATGCAGCCGGGCGTTGTGCGGATCGAGCACCAGCGAATCGATCGCGACGGCAAACCGCCTCAGCTCGGGGGCGATGTGGGCGAGTTCCTGGTCGGTCGGGGCGGAGGATGCAACCGCCGAGTCGCCGAGACGCCGAGAGGACCGCCGAGTTGAATTATTTTTGGGTTTACTCATCCGAACTCATCCCCCTCGGCGGCTCGGCGGTTTCATTCAATTCTCTTCCGGCTTGTCCGCCCCGCCGGCGGGCGCGGCGTCCTGGCCGTCTCCAAGGGCGCCGGTCTGGTCGATCGTGTCCTTGAGCGTGGCGCCGCGGTACATATCGCGGTTGAGGATGTCGCGCCAGGTGATCTTGATTTCGCTGTCGGGGAACTTGTCGTTGAGGGTCGCCGCGGCGGTCATCGCCTGCTCGATGGCGCTGGCGTTGTCCAGGACGGTTTCCTTGATGATGTCCTTGATGTCCACGCCCCGGTTGGCGCTGATGCGGCGCGGGGAGCTGAGCAGGTTCTGCAATTGGAACGCATCCGCCTGCGCATCCTGGAGCGGCATCACATAGGGCCAGTTGGGCGTATTCCAGCGATGCTTGAAGACGTCGGGGCCCTTGGCTTGAAAATGATCCCGCAGCTGCCCGGCCAGCTTGTCGGATCCCCGCATGCGGCGGCGCATCCGCCAGAGATAGAGGGGGCGATGGAAGCGCCGGATGAACTGTTTCTGGTTGGTCCGGAAACCGACGCGGGCGCTGTCCAGGGCCCCGCGCCAGCCCGAGAAATTGGTCTCGCGGGCATCCAATAGCACCAGCACCAGGGGCAGCCCCAGATTCAACCCACAAATCTGCAGGAGATATTTCAGATGGGCCATCGCCTCGTTGGTCGGCATATTGGGATTGAAGCTGGAGGCCTTCACGCCGGCCGGAAGAGCGATCTTCTGCCCCGGGGCGATCGCCTCATTGATGATCTCCGCCAAGGTGCGCTGGCCCCCGGGAGGGACCTCGCGCGGGCCGGTCTGCGGGTTGAACGGCGCCCCGCCCTGCTGGACCTGCTCGAAGAAGATCCCAAAGCAGGCGGCCATCTGCTGCTTGACCAGCAATGCGAAGCTGGTGTCATCCATCATGGTGGCCACGTCCACGATCGGGTGATAGGCGGTCATCCCGCGCGTCAGGCTCTGCCGCTCGGGGTGATAGACCTGGAAGAGCTGCCGGCCCCCGTCGGCCGCATCCCGAAACGGTATCTCGGTCAGATCGGCCAGATTGACGGTCCGCTTCCACGGCTCAATGGTCGGCGGCAGGAAAAAGGCGCTGAGCCGCTTGCGGTACTGATCCATCATCACGCCCAGGGCGATGTTTTTCTTGGTGCGCGTCGGGGTGCGGCAGAGATGTCCCTCGAAGCATTGCAGCTTGAGATCCTCGCCGTCCCCCGATTCGTCGATGCCGGCGATCCAGTGATCGCCATCGACGATCATCGCCTCATAGGCGCTCTGCTCGATGTCGGGCAGGGCCATTTCGCCCGAGAGATCGATCCGGTCCGGGTCGCTCGCCCAGTCGTGAAAGTCCGCGGCATAGGCCTGGTTCAGATCCTCATCATCCGTCTGCACATCCAGATGAAAGCCGTTCTGGACCTGCTGCTGGACGGCGCAGCGGGTGATCCGCTTGATCATGGGATCGTTGCGGTGCATGTCCCGCACATATTCCATCCCCATCAGGTAACGGCTCTCGATGCGGATGTGCCAATCGGCCCCGGCGCCGATCGGTGAGACGCCCGCGCGGAGCCGGCGGAAGCGGCTCTGCTGGTAGAGCTGGTACTCGGCGTTGTAGCCGTCCCGCGCATCCCGGAACTTCTGGGACATCACGGTCAGAGAATTTTGCGCGGCGAGCATGGGAGACTAGGAGCGGAAGTCCGTGAAGTCGGCGCGGGTCACAGATGGCCCGCCGGGGCGATTGATGCCGGTGTCGTTGGCGGCCACGTATTGCAGCGCCATCTGGAGCTGCGTCTGGATGGTCTCGGGGGCCAGCTCGGTGTGCGCCTCGCGCGAGCCGGTCGAGCGCGGGCGCAGGGCCAGCAGTTTCCGGCAGGCGGTGATAAAGCTCTTCGCCTTGGCGACGGCGGCGCTGGAGGCGTCCGCCTCGCCGTAGTCGGCGTTGTCCAGATAAGCCTGGAGGGCCGCGTCGGCTTCGGTTTTGATGTTGACGGACAAGGGAGATGTGCCTCAAGCTCCAAGGGGCAAGCTCGCAAGCTCCAAATGCGGAACGCGCTAGGTCCGTTGTTCCGCAACGATGCTCGCTTCGACGACGTCGAGGGAGCCGGCGCTGGGGACTGTGTTCACGTCGGCAAAGATCGTGATCGAATCATTCGAGTTCGTGGTTTCGTAGATGACCTCCTGCGTCTCCACGATCATGAAAGTCGCGGTGATCGTTGTGATGATCGCGGTCGCAAGCGTGACGGTGCCGTTGGTAAGATCGCCGGGCGTGTTGTTGGTGCGGCGGAGCTTGATCGTCACCGTTCTACTGGCGACGAAGGTCGCGCCGTTGTATTTGAGATTGACGCGCGCTTTGATGTTGTAGCGCCCGGGACGCGAAAGAACCAGCACCGGGTTGGTTGTTCCCATCGCGATCGCCGCGGAGGTGTTGGTCAATGAATAGGCGGTCCCGGTTCCATATCCCGCAAGGATGGGCGATCCGGTCAGGGCCGGATCTCCCGAATCGTAGTCCTCGCGACGGACGCGGAAATCCAGAAGATGGATGCCAGTCGTCGCCGAACCCGAGCCCAGCATGAACATACTCGGCTTACCAATGGCGGTGACAGATGAATCGCTGGCATAGAACTGCGTCCATAGATTCCCGTCAATATAGAGCCTGCCCCGGATGTCACTCCCGCGCACGGAGAGCGACAGGGTATATTTTGAGTCTGTGCTGATGACGGTGGAACCGCTGGTTCCATACGTGCCGAGCGTGGTCAGGCTGCTGGAGACATTCTTCGACATCGTGATGTTAAAATGCCCGCCGCTGGCAGCAGCCATCGAGAGACGATAATCCTCCGTGGCATCCGTCTTCTGCCGGGCTGCGACATCCAGCGTCCAATCCGCCGTGTTCGTTGCGAACTTGAAATCCAGCTCAACGCGATAATCCGGCGTTGATGGGGATACGCCATAATAAACCTGCTGGCCGGTCAGATTATTGATGTAGGCTTCCCCATCCGGGTTGATGAGAAAACTACCGGGTCCAAAATTACTGACCCAATCGAAGCCTTGCTCCGAGGTGTTCCCCACCAGCGCCTGCCCAACCGTATGGCCGCTGGTCAGAATGAAAGCATCGCGGAAAAGCACCGGACCATCAGCCTGTCGAATTTGGTTTATGGCATTTACGATGTCGGCGGGGATTTGCCCGGATGGGCTTGGTATCAACGTCTGAATCGTCAGATAACCACTGGTCAAGGCGCGGCCCATGCGCTCCTGAAGATTCTGGATATTGAGATTGCTCACGGCGGTGCGGTCTGGATGGTCGAACCAGTATCCCACCACGCCGCCAAAATTGTCCCACATGATCGTTGGAATTGTTTGCCCGGCCGGGGGCTCTCCCTCGGCTGGGAACTCCCAGACATCAAAATCGCCGTGCGCGAGCGTATGCTCATGGGTATTATCGATGAGCAGGCATTCCGGCTGATATTGATGAATCAGCGCGGCAAAGGAATCGTAGGACACGGTTGTATATGGGATCAGCCACGGCGAGCAGTCAATGAGCATGAAATCGAGGTCACCATATTGAGTCAACAATTCCGTCAGATGGGCCTGCATTCTCGCGGTGTAAGCTGCCGGCGTCGAAGGCTCATTGTATTTGTCCTGGATCGAGAAATAAAATCCTTTCTTCAGGTTGTTCCGGCGGCACTCATCGACGAATTCCCGACAAATATCGCGCTTGCTGCTGGCGTAATATGAAGTGCCCTGGATGCCGTGCGCGTTCACCGCCGAGGGCCAGAGGGTGAATCCACCGACATGCATGGCGGTGAGAGCTGCGGACCCAGCGCCCATTTTCTTGATCAAGCTCACCCATTCCCGCATGTCGAGATTGTAATAATTGAAAATCTGCTCGCTTTCAGTGCCAGCCTCGAGCTCGTCTGGATGAAGGGAAAGGGCGAAACTGGATTCGATGCTGTAATCCACGCAAATCATCAATTTGGTCTTCAGCAGCTCCGTGATGCGCCGCGTCCGTTGAATCGCTCCAACATTGAGAGCATCCCTGACATCCGCAGCGGTCGCAGCGCCGGTGCCGCCTTGAACGAGGGAAAGCGGTTCCGGCAGGACCAATGGATTATGACTCGGATCATTCGGACTCAGATGCTTGAATGCGTTGTCGGCAATATATCCCATGATTGTCTCTCTCTTATCTGAGGTTGTCCGTGTTCATCCGTGGTTTCGTCGAATCAGAAGCCCGCATAGAGGGCGTTGGCGCTGGTGGATCCGTTCACGTCCACCTGCACCTGGATTTTCTGGCAGCCGAAGATGTCGAGCTTGATCCCCGCGATGGTGTTGTCCGCCTGGGAGAGCAGCTCATAAGCGGCGGTATACGCCGTGGCGGCGACGATGGTGTCGGCGAAGACCTCGCTGGCGCTGACGTCGCCACCGGTGATGCCGGCGCGGGTGCCCAGGGTGATGGTCAGGACCAGTAGCGGGAACGGGATCCAGGTGGACCCGAGCTTGCGCCAGCCGGTGATGCGGATGGTCATCGTCGCGTTGTTGGAGCCGATGCCATAGAAGATCATGAAGAGCTGATTGACGATCCCATTCTGCTGACCGCCGAGCGCGCTGGCATCAATGATCCCATCCCCCGTCGGCTCGGTGAGGGTCGGGGCCGGCGCGGTGGTCGAGGCGCTGGTGCTGTTGGCGGCGAAGACCTTCTTCAGCTCATTGCAAAGCGTGGCGATGGGGTTCATGGGATTTCCGATGATTGATTGGTTGAATGATCAGGCGCCCAGCCGCGCCATCGGGCGGCGGTTGCGCAGCGAGCCGGGAAGCGGGCGGCAGCGGAGGGACGAGCCGGTTGGGGCGCCCGCCGTCGCGTGGGCCGTGTTGCTGTAGGTGGACGAGCCCGCCGAGTTGGTGGCTCGGATGCGGAAATATTTCGTATCCCCCAGGGTCAGCCCCGTCAGGCTCGCGCTGGTCGCATCGGCCGCCGGGTGGGTCGTCACCTTGTTCACCGTGAAGGCGGCATCGTCGGCGGTGTCCAGATCGAATTGCGCTTCCTCGTCGCCGGTCGCGGTTCCGCTGTTGTCCGCCCAGTGGATCCCGATGGAGGTGTCGCCGGTGGAGCGGGCTGAAAGATTCGACGGCGCGGTCGGTGCAGCCAGATCGGTCGTGGCGTTCTGCGTGCTGCTGTAGGCCCCATTGCCGTTGGCGTTGGTCGCCCGGAGCTTGAAATAATAGGTTATGTTGCCGATCAGCCCGGTCACCGAATAGCTGGTCGTGTCGGCGTTCGGATGGACCGTCACCACGTTTTGCGTGAAACCGGAATCGGTCGCCCGCACCAGGTCATAGCCCGTCTCCTCATAGATGCCGCTGTTGGCATCGCTCCAATTCAGATCGATCTCCGTGCTGGAAATCACTGTAGCGCCCAGATCGCTGATCTGATGCGGAATCCCGTCCCCGATGATCACCGTGCAGGTATCGGTGCCGCTTAACGAGCCGCTATCCGTCGCCGTCGCGGTGATCGTATGCGTTCCGATGTTCAGCCCGCTGGTGTTGAGCGCGCCGCCCGTCGCCAGCGTTCCGCCCTGGATGTTGCTGGTCCAGACGATGCCATTGGTCAGCGTGCCGTCCTCGGCGTCCGTCGCCGTCGCGGTGACGCTGTGGCTGCTGCCGAGCAGGTAGGTTCCCGCGCCGCCGGTGATGGTGACAATTGGAGCAGTGTTCGGCATGGTCTACCCGACCGTCACTGCGGCGTTATTGAATTCCGTGGTGATCTTCATTGAGCTACTCATTCCGAAAGCTCGCACCGGCCGTGCTCATCTGGAATCGCTTGCTGAGCCCGATCGTCCTGGCCAGATCGAAATAGCTGTGGTCGGCGACGCAATCGGTCAAAGCCGCCGGAGGGGAATAACTTTCCGGGGCCGACCAGGAATCCCAGATCGGATTATTCGTCGGATCGCCCAGCACGGAGTTGAGGATCAGATAATTATGGATCGACGGCGCCGCCCGGCCATCGTTCCAGAAGGGGCGCTGATGATCAGTCAGGATCATGCAGTTCACCACCGCCACGTCGTTGTTGCCGCTGGTGGAGAGCCCCTGCGATTCGATCATGGCCGGGTTGCCGTCGGCGTCGACGGTGCGGATGCCATACCAGACCACGTTGTCCGTGCCCGGCCCGCTGAAGCTGGCGACGTCGGCGTGGTAGCCGGTGATGGAGAAGAGATTCACATCGCTCTCGGTCCCGTTGATGACCACCGTCGCGTCCGACCAGGCGTCCTCGCCAATGTGGCGGATCCGGACGTTGCGATTGAAAAACGAATCGCGCGCCGGATTGCGGACGTCATGGAACGTGCAATCGGTGACGTAATCCTGCCGCCGCCAATCGGTGCCCGTTTCCGCCGGGCTGAAGGCATGGAAAAACCGCAGGTCATCATCCCAGCTGCTGGCATGCAGATCGCAATGGTCATACCAGTTCGGCTGTTGCCAGGCCTGCTTGACCTGCGTGGTCATCGTCAGGTTGAGAAATCGCTGCAATTTGGTGCGAGCGCCGCTGAAGGCATTGATCACCGCGGCGCTGTTGGGCTGGCTCGGATCGCCGGCGATCGTCAGCCAACCGCTCGAGGTGGAGACCGCCCCCGGCGATGAGTCATAGCTACCCGGCTCCAGGTAGATGATCCCATTGTCCGCCCTGCCGGCGACGGCCTGAATGGCCGCAGCGGCTTTGGCGACCGTTCGGAAAGCGGTACCCGGACCCAGACCATTGCCAGCGGTGTCGCTGCCCGTGGTGGCGACATAGCGGATCAGACCCGGCAACGTGCCGTGGGCATTTACATTGAGCATCAGGGAATCGAGCAGGCGCGGCAGGCCGACCGCCGGATAGGCGATCGCCCGCAGCTCGATCGCCCCATCGGCGGCGAACAGCCCTGCCTGCAGGGTGGCGACATATTCAATCACGCCGGTGTCCGGGTTGGCACTCATGGCGCTGACCGGAAGCCAGGGCCCGCCATTGGCGGAGAATTCGATGCGATCGATCCCGACCGGGTTCACGTGCCATGCGACCACGCCCACGTTCAGATTGCCCCCGATGGTTTGGTTCGGCACCACGTCCCAGCGCGCGATGGCCAGGGAATTCGAAAACGATCCGGATCCGATTTTCGCCGGCGGAGGCGTCGGGCCGGTGAAGCCGCTGCCAGGTACCAGGATCGCGGACCCGGGCGGATTGTTTGGTGGTATCGGCTGCGTGGTCGGGGGAATGACCACCACGGGGGCGGCATTGAAAATAATGGTCGCATTGAGCGTCGGCAGGCCACTTGCGGAAAGCGTTGCCGACCATCGGCCGGATGGAGATTGAGCCGCGTTGGGGCCTGGGCGTCCGAGCAGAATTGTTTGCGTGCCATTCCCAGTGAATCGCGCACTTCCATTGGGCGCAGTCACGATGATGGGCGAGCTATCACCTTCCTCTGCCACCTTGCCGGCCGGTACGGTCGCAATGAACTGGATCGTCGGAGGCGTATATGTCCCGTCGGTGTTCCTCGTCATCGATCCCATCGATGGAGTAAATGACCATGTTCCGCTCGAGGGGATCGCGGGCGGTGTCACCTTCGCGGAGAGCGTCGCGGGGCCGGTCCATCCAGCGGGATAGGGGCCGATGCCGACGTTCACCGTGCCGGCGGAGTTCAGTGTCGCCGAGCTGGGGACGAGAGTCTGGGCGCGCAGCGGATTAACCGCGAAGCTCGCGAAGAGCGCGAAGAGGGCCGCGAGGATTGAAAGGTTTCTTTTCATGCTTTTTTGGTGATGGGTTCCGCTGGGGATTGCGTTCCTGCTCGGTTCGCGTCCAGCGGGGTGAAGGGACTAATCCGCGCGGGGCGGATGATATTCGACCTTGGGATCCTCGGGGAAGCGCCAATGGCGCCCGTGCACGCCGCTTTGGTCGGCATCGCTTATGCTGATCTCCCGTTCGATCTGGCGTCCATATTGATCCTTCTTGGACTCGTCAGTCGAAACGAAAACCACGTTGATGCAGCGACCCCAGTCGATCGTGCAGAGGGCATCGTGATCGATCCCCTTGGGATCCACATAAATCACGCGCTCCCCGACGTTCGGTCGTCGCGTCATAACCCATCACCTCCTTTCTTTTGGATTGGCTTCGCATCGATTTCAGATGCTTGGATGGCAAGCGGTCCCACAAGCAGACCCGGCCGCTTCTGGAATTGGAAAGCGTTCGAACCATGTCAACGAAGACAGCCGAACGTTCGCATGGCGAAGGCCTGCAAGATATTCAGAGAACGCCCGCGCGTCGGATTCGTCGTGAAACTCTTTGAATAGTTCCAAGCCGGCGCAGCTCGTTGTCCAAAGCACGATCCAGATTTTCTGCATCTCTTCTCTCAGCCTCTCGGCGGCTGCATTTCAAATCTTAAACGCCGCGCTTGAGGATCAGCCGCCATTGGCCGCAGAGGATCACGGGCGGGATGGGCTGGCTGAGAATCTGCCGGATGGTCTTTTCGTCCCACTTCTGCTGCCGCATGAGCGTCTCGGCCTCGTTGATGCTGACGACGCGGTCGGTGTAGATGATGGATTCGGATTGAGACACGAAATCACGAAGGAACGAAGAGGCACGAAGCTAAAAAATGAATTCCCTTCGTGTTGCTTTGTTTACTTCGTGCCTTCGTGTCGCATCACGGTCTGACCTTGAAGCTGCCATCATCGAAGATGTCCAGGGTATGGGTGACCTTCGGGATGACGGGCAACGTCGCCGGCAGCGTGGTCGGTGGGATTGGCTGGGTGGTCGGCGGGGTTTGCCCGAATTCGCGCAGTGGGCCCGGGCGGCCGCGGGTCAGGAGGGCCTGCTTCACCGTGGCATAATTGTTGGCGTCCCAGGCAACTTTGCCGCCATTGGTGTCGGTGCCGCCGGTGTTGGTCGCCTCGAGGTAGTTCTCGAAACAGTTCCCCTTGACCGTCCCGCTGGTCTGGGCGTTGGTCACCGTTACGGGCTTGCGGACACCGGTGACATAGTTGCCGGTGCAGCTGAAGCTGCCGGCGATGGCGAATTCGAAGCCGACGCGCTGGCGGTTGTTGGGGTTGGATTGCCCGTTGGCGAGCACCACATTGCCGGTGGCGATCACCACGGGGGTCTTGTCTCCCGGCAGGGTGAATCCCATGAGGGCGGTCGGGTTGCCGTAGTCGGGGTCGTCGCTCCAGCAATCGCGCAGCTCGAAGCGTGCGCCCTGATACTGATATTCCACCGGGTTGGCGCGCTGGCCCTGGAAGTGACATTCCTTGACGAGCTGGTTGGTGCTCGCGTCGATTCCGTTGATGTGGATCCCATCCCCGCCGCCGGCGAAGTCACAGTTGCGGATGGTCCCCGTGGCGGGATAACAATAGATGAAGGCATCCAGACCGCAGCCGCTCTGCTCGGCGAAGAGACAATCCGCCAGATCGAGATTATCGAAGGTATGGACCTCGATGACCGTCTTGTGCGCGGTCTCTTTGGTGGAGGGCGCGAAGATGCAGTTGCGGAGCTTCCAGTTGTGCGCGATGCCGGAATGCCAGAGGGCGGAGCCGGCGAAGGTGATGCCGACGACGGTGATATTATCCGCGCCGTTGAGCGCGCGGATGTTGGGGGCGATGATGACCGATTGATTCAGCCCGGCATAGTGGGCCGACGGGATGGTGAATCCCGGTAGCGTGGTCGTGTCATTGTAGCTGGTCAGTCCGATCAGGGTGGTGCCGATCAGGGTCTGGCCGGGGAGGAGCGTCGCCGTGGAGCTCAGGGAATAAGTCCCGGCCTGGGAGAGGACGATCGTGCCGCCACTGCCGGCAGCGTTGATGGCGTTCTGGATGTTGTCCCCGGGCTTCACGCTCACCGTGACGGCGGCGCAGGAGATTTTGGTCCAGATGGCGAGGAGCCAGACGAGGACGAGACTGAAGATGAGTTTTTCCCAGCGGGTCATGTCAGCCCTCGCGGGTTTTTGGCAGATTTGGCGACGAGCGCATCGACGGTATTTTTAATTCCGTCGATCTTGAGATTAAGCCTCTGCTCGATTTCGTCATTCTGCTTATATAGTTCATTGAATTTCTGATCACCGTTTTCGAGGCGCTGATCAACGCGATTCACCTTTTTGGCGACCGACCAAAGCGCAACGAGAATTGCCAGAGCACTGCCGGCAACTTCGGCCCATCCAACCAGATGACCCGGATCGGCCAGGGCCAAACCGGAACCGATACCCAGAATTGCGAAGGGGACGAATTTCAGGGGGTATCCCAATCCGGCTCTACTATTTCTGATCCGATTTGATGCGCCGCTTTTTCGCTGGTGGCCTGCACGGCCTTGAGCTGCTTCCAGAGGATCTGATTGTCGTGCTTGAGGTTCTGGACATCCATGTAGAAGCTGATGCCGAATCCCGCAATAGGGAAGAGGGCCGAGACCAGCGGGAGATAGGCCAGCAACTTTTTCACGGAGAATTACTGCGCGACCTGCACGCCCAGGGCGGTGAGGGCGCCGGCGATCGCCCCGCTGGCAACCGTCGCGGCGAAGAGCTTCCAGTTGAAGGGAGAGCCGGGCGGGGCGGCGAGATAGCCGCGAAGATCGAGCAGGCAGGCCGAGCCGGCGCCGACGAACGCGCCGATGGCCATGCGGTGCAGCGTAGCGGAATCGAAAACGGGTTGGGTGGTCTGGGCAAGAAGGTGCATGGTTTGGGTTCCCTGATGGAGATTGAAGACGCGAAGACACGAAGGGCCTGGCCGGCTACTGCGGACTGGCCGGCACTGGGTTGGACGGATCGGAGCCGAGCTGCTTGAGCCGATCGCTGATGCCCTGCAGGGCGCTGATCTGCTCGGGCGTAGGGGTCAACCCGGCGGCGAGGTTCAGGGCATCGATCTTCGCCGCGATGGCGTTGGTCTCGTCATTGAAATCCCCAATCAACTTTTGAATCTGATCATTCATGGCACCAATCTCCTTTCGAATGGATTTGACATCGTGACCGACGATCATTAGCCGGACCCGAATCTGGATCAGCAGATCACGCAGCCGATCCAATTCAGAAGGCTGGGCCCGCTTCCAGAAGCACCATCTCATGGCTTTTTCAGTCCCTCGACCACCCCTTCGGTGACGCCGGCGGTGATGGCTTTCACGGCGTCGTCATTGACGCCCGAGTCCAGCCCGTTGATGGAGGCGCTCGAGGTGGTCGGGCGCAGGTTGACGGTCAGCTTGTTTGCACGGAGGTCGGTCAGGAACGAGACATAGACCGCGCGACGATCGCCATCGCGTACCTCGGCATAGGTACAGCCAGCCAGGGATGCAGCTGCGGCACAAAGGAGGAGGGTTTTGCAGGCGCGGGCAAGAGGGCGATCCATAGGGCCTCCACGGATTTCTGTTCATCCTCGAGCGCCTGCCAGCTGGCTTCGGAATATTCGGCGCGGACGGCGGTCTTCTCGGCCGTCAGCAGATAGGCGGAGCTGAGCTGGCGGGCGGTCTCCACCTTGACGGCATCGGCATCGCTCAGCTTCCCCAGCGTGCGGGCGAGGGTCGCCCCGCGGATGGTGTCCAGGTAGGCGGTGCGGACCGCGACAAATTCCTTGACGGCATTGCTGGCCGGCTGGGTGGTCGGCTGGGCGGCCGGCGGCGGGCCGAAGATGGCGCAGCCCGGGAGGAGCAGCAGGGTCAGGGCGAGCAGGAGGAAGAGGATGGGTTTATGACGCATGGAGTCTCCGAAAAGTTTGAAAAGGAACGGCCGCCACGAAGACCGCAAAGGGCACGAAGTTGACCCAGCGCGAAGTAAAGGGAATTTCGAAAACCTTCGCGACTGCCTCCGTGCCCTTCGCGAGCTTCGGGGTTAATCGGTTTTGCTCTGCCCGCTGCGATCGATGCTGGCCAGGAGATGGCTGATCACGTCGCGGAAGGTGCGGACGGGCCGGCCGCCGGGGAGTTTCGCTTCATCGCGCAGATAGCCGGCCAGCAGACGGGCGGCGATACGGGCCTCGGGAGCGCTCAGGTCGGAGAGCCGGCGCTCGGCGTAGGTGCCCGGGCGAACGGCGTCGAGGGGCAGCTGGAGCATGATCGCGCCGGGCGAGCCGTTGCTGGGCTGGACCGGGGCATCGAAGCTGCTCACTGGAGGCACCTCGACCGATGCCTGGGCGGCGACGGCGGCGGCATCTGGGGCGGAATCAGGAACGGCCGCGCGCGGGGCGGCCCCGGTATTTCGGTTTTTCGACATGGGGTCCTGTTCGGGATCTAACGTCGGATTCTTCTAACGTCGCGTGGCCAGGAAATTTCGTCCGTCGGGCATCTGCACGCCGCCGGCGGTGGAGGGCTGGGATTGATTCAATCGCATGGCGGCCAGATCGGCCGGGCGCGGGGCCAGGCGAACCATCCCCGCGCCGTGGGCGAGGGCGATCTGTTCAATCTCGCAATCGCGATAATCCACGCGGGCGCCCATCACCTTGGGGCGGTAGGCGAAGAACTTGTCGCCGCGAGAGGAGGTGATCAGCTTGCGGAGCACGTTGGAGAGATGCCGGTTGTAGTCCTCGTCGTTGAAATCGTTCAACTGCCAGAAGTCCTCCTCCCGATCGGGGATCAATTCGCCGGTCTGCGGATTGACCATCGGGAGGCGCTGGCCGATATAGCTGGCCAGCAGGTCCTCGTAATGAACGGCGTCGAAGAAATTGAGCCAGACCGTATAGGCCGCCAGCTTGCCGCCGGCGGGCTCGCGCTCGATGCGACGCAGGCGCTGTGGCATCTCCTGCGGCCGTCGACCCTCGCCCTTCATGGGCTTGAGCCATTCCGGATCGGTCAGACAGAATTGATAGACATCATCGGTGCGGGAGCCATCGACGCCGAATTCGTTGGTGCGGCGGATGCCGCCGCCGGAGTCGATCCCGAGCATGTAGCAGCCCAGGGGCGGGTAAACACCGTTCTCATATTCGAAGCTGCTGCGGTAAAACAACTCGCGCAGCTCATCGAAGCTGAGGGCGCGTCCATGTCTTAGTCGCCGGGAGCGATAGCCATATCCCCAGCCGCGGATCACGTAATAGAAATGATCCTTCTGGGTGTCGACGGTCATCAGGACGCGGCTGACCCACAGGGGGAGCACCGCCTGCGGCGCGGGACTGAATCCCGTCTCCGGATCGGGCAGGCAGCGTTTGGCGAACTGGCTGGCGACGGGCGGCGGAGAGGTCGGCTCCTGGAAGACCTCGGCGAGCAGTTCGTTGTAGTAGCCCCGCAGGGCCTCGGGTGACCCCTCGGCCAGGATGAATTTGCGGGCGATGGCCGTGAAGCGATGCTTGGGTGCCAGCGAGATAAAGGCCGGCATCTTCATCGCCACATGGGCGCCGGGAGGCTTGCTCCCCTCCTCATGCCCGTCGGGAAATATCTTCCAGCTCCCATCGAGGGTGCTGAAATATCCCGCGGCGACCGCGCGGGCCTTGTGCCGATCATACACGCGGCCCTGTCCGTCCGGATGATCGACGGCGCAGGCTGGGTTGGAGCAGTGCATCCAGGCCGCGCCCTGATGCACCATCTCGGCGGCGCGCTTCACCTTGTCGGGCTGCTGCGCTTTTTTCGGCTCCCATTCCAGCAGATCATGGCACCAGACCTGGGGCGCACCGCAATGCGGGCAGGGACAAAAATAAAAGAGCTTGATGTCGGCCAGCTCGAAGAGGTCCGCCGTCGGGTCGGGATCCGCGCCGGGCGTGCTCAGATTGACCACGCGCGAATCTTCGTAGGTGGTGGTGCGTGCCTCGATCGATTCGGCGATGGAGACCTTGCCATCGGCCTGAAACTTCGACCGCTCATCGCAGATCACCCGCCTCGCTGGATCCGAGGCCACCGAGGAGATCGAGCCCGAATAGCCCAGCCGCAGGACGAAGCCATTGGCCAGGGTGAGCTCGCTGTTTTTGCTGTCCCATCGCCGGCCGGTGGCCAGATCCGCCAGGACCCTGGTCTCGGCAAACATCGGCAGGATGCGGTTGCGGATGATGCTCTTGCCCTTGTCCTTGTCGGGCAGCACCAGCAGCAATGGATCGGGTTCGCGCTCGGCCCAATAGGCAATCACGTTGCGGACGGCTTCGCTGGCCCCGACCTGGGAGGCCTTCAGGATCGTCACCATCTCGATCCCGCGGCGCACCAGCAGCGCCATCAGCGGGACCAGATAGGGAGCCCGTTCGTTTCGCCAGAAGCCCGTGCGATCGGGCGAGGTCTGCTTGCGCGATAGATAGCGATGCTTCTGGGCCCACTCCCAAACAGCCAGTCGCTCGGGCGGGGCATAAAACCGTTTGACCTCATCGGGCAGGAGCCGGCGGGAGGCGGTCAGCCGCTGGAGGCGAAGATCCGGAGCGCTTGGTCGATTTCGTCCGCGAGCCACCGCTTTTGTTCATCCGTCGCGGCCGGCAATCGATCCGCCAGCGCGAGCAAATAATCCCGCTGGGCGATCACCCATGCGCGATAGGTCGAATTGCAGGTGTCCACCCGATGGTATTCCCGCTCGACGATTCCACGCCGCGCGCGCGTCAGCTTCGCGTCCTCAATCTTTTTCATGAGCGACGCCTTGTTCAGCGCGCTCAACGCGGATCCCGGGCTGACGCGATCGGCCGCGCCAGGCTCGGGCGGGATATTGTCTGCGCGCCAGGCCTTCATCCGGGCGGCGAGCTCAGCTCTCCATGGGCCGCGGCCAAATTCCCAAGCCGGGTGATTCAGGCACCGCGCGGCCGAGTCATGGGAGATCCCAAGCAATCGGCCCAGCGCGCGCACCCCGGAGATTGTCGCCGCGGTGGGCATCCGTCAGGGTGTCAGGGTGTCAGGGTGTCAGGCTGTCGGCCAAAAATGAAATACGCATCGGCGGCGACAAAAAAAAACC